AAAATCTGCTCGTGTTCTTCTCGAACACCGCTCTAATGATTCTCCAGTCTTATTCGTTACGCTTACGTATGATGACAGTCATCTACCCTTGTCATACCTTCACGAGAAAGTTGACGAGGAAGGTGTTGTTACAGAAAAATTGTATGCATGTCCTACTGGTACTCTTTATCCTCCACACCTCGTCAACTTTTTTAAAAAACTTCGTTATCATGCTGCCAAGGAAAAAATAAAAATTCGTGCAGCTTATGCAGGAGAATATGGTGAAATTAACAAACGTCCCCACTACCACCTCATCATCTGGGGTTTATCTTACAAACAGCGCGAGCTCATCTTTAAATCGTGGATTGATAAACATAAAAAACTTATGTGCGATCCTAAAAGGCTCGATGTTCAGATACCTAACAATGAACGTCATGTTGCTAATTACCTCGCCAAATATCTTATTGGCGGCAAAAACAAAAAAGATTCCCCTTCTCTTAATGGTGCACTCCCTGAATTCTACAGGACCTCGCAAGGTCTTGGTCTTGCTTATGCTGAAGGTTTTGCAAAAGCTCTTTCAAAGGAATCTGGTCTTATAAACTTATGGGAGACTGGTCAAATACCATCTAATTTTATCTTTGATGGAAAAAACTTCCCTATAGATCGTTATCTGAAAGGAAAAATACTTGAAAAGTTATCACCCGTATTCAAGGAGGAGCTTAAAAAGGCTGCCCTTGAAAACTACAATGCGAAATTGCAAACTATGCTCGATGATGCATGCACTGATCCGGAATTCGCGTCGCAAGTCGAGCTCTTATCGGATGAAAAAAAAATAGAATTCGCAGCGCGTTTTACGAATGCCCAACGCGCAGCGGATATTGAAAAGCGGCATTCATTCTTCACATCTAAAAGGAAAAATGTAGATGTTTAATAAACTTAAGTCGTCAGTGTTTAACCTGTCGCACAATGTGAGTGGTTCAGCAGATATGGGTTACGTCATGCCTATTGCGTGTTATGACGTTGTGCCCGGTGAGTCTCTTAGGCACTCTGTTCATGCTCTTCTTCGTACACAGGCACTTATCGCGCCTGTGATGCATACTGTCGATATTGATATCGACGCTTATTTTGTTCCCGATCGTATTATTTGGGAAGATTCAATGGACTTTCACTCAGGAGGTGATGATGGCCTTGCAAATCCAGTTTACCCGACTATGCAATATCCCGCTGAAGGCTACGGTATCGGCTCTCTTGCCGATATGCTTGGCTTACCCGTCATTACTTACACCAGCGGTGATGATGATACCCCGGTTGCAGTTACCAATACTAATGCACCTCTCGGCCACTCGGCTTTACCTTTTAGAGCGTATGCAAAAATCTGGAATGATTACTATAGAGATACTCAACTCCAAAACCCTGTGACCATTGATATTACTTCTGGTCCAGATACTACGACTTCAACGGCGCTGCTGCGTCCCTGTTGGAAGCGTGACTACTTTACAAAAGCTCGGCCAGAGCCCCAGCTCGGCCCTGAAGTTGTTCTTCCCTTCTCTGGCACTGCTCCCGTCACTGGTATCGGTGTTGTGGATGGCGGTACATGGACTTCACAAGCAAACGTACGTCAGTCTGATGGCACTACTGTTACTTATGCAGGTGCTTACGACTCTACAGACGTTAACGATCATATCGTCGTTGAACGTCAAGGCTCCACTGATTATCCAAATATTGAGGCTCAGCTAGAAGATGCATCTGGAATTTCCATCGTTGAGCAACGCGAAGCTAACGCTGTTCAGCGTTATCTTGAGTTCAATAATATTTGGGGCGGTCGTTATATCGAGCAAGTATGGGCTCGATTCAATGCTCGTGTCCCTGATTATCGTCTCGATCGTCCTGAATTCCTTGGTTCTGGCCAAGCTAAGTTTCAGTTCTCTGAAGTACTCCAAACGGTTAATGCTGAGGATGACCCTCTTGGCACTATGGGTGGCCATGGTATTTCATTGGTTGGCAGTAATAAATTTCGTTACCGCACCCCAGAACATGGCTGGATAATTATGGTCTTGGTCATTCGTCCTAAGGCTCAATATATGCAGGGTCAGCATCGCATGTGGAATCGTTCTTCTAAGTACGATTTCTTGCTCCCTGAATTTGCTCATATTGGTGACCAGTCTATCGAAAACCGTGAGCTTTATGTTACGGCTGCCGATCAGGCCGATACATTGGGCTTTACGCCTATCTATGAAGAGTATCGGACGATACCTTCTCGCGTGTTTGGTGAATTCCGTACCACGCAAAAATACTGGCATATGGCGCGCATATTCGCGTCAGAGCCGGGTCTTAATTCCACTTTGGTGGAATGTCTGCCTACCGACCGGATTTTCCCGGTCGCAGTTCAAACGGCAAGTTCAATTCTCATGAATATATCTCATAAGATTTCTGCTCGTCGTCCTCTCCCTCAAACCCCAAGCTATAGGTTAATGTAATGGCTCGTATGACAAAAAATGGCTCTGAAATGCCTGATAAACGTTCTCTAGTCGCTGTATGCGATATAAAACCCGTCACTATGGGTGAACGTATTCGGAAGTATCAACGTACTCCCGGTCTTAAGGATGATCATTTGTTTCATAATGAAGATTATGACCCCGATGATTTCCATGACGACGAAGATCGTCCTATGTCTCCCCATGAAGAACGCGCTGCTGCCTTCATGGAACGTAAAAAAGCCCGTAAGGCTGAACTTGATCAAAAACGCAAGGAAGCAGCAGAGGAGGCCCAGAGGGCCGAACAAGCTGCTTTCCGAGAGCGTGTCTTAGCTGTAAAAGCTGATATTCCCAAAACTGAATAAAAAAATTGGGCCCCGGTTAAAACCGGGGCCTTCTTCTATTGCAAATCCCCGAAAAGGGGTTTGCATAATCCCCCAATAGGGGGGGTGAGCCTGCCCGGCGAGGGCAAAAAACAGTACAGTCCCTTGTCCTGTACTGTGTTAATTGACAGGAAACCTTCTTCTGGTATCCTGTCTGTATGGCAAGGAAGCGTCATAGAGATCGTCGTCCCAAAAAAGCTCCTGTTCGTGCAACGCGAAGGCTTCAAACCTTTGCTCCCGCTCGCGGGGTTGCTCTCCAGCGTAAGCTGATTTACAGGATGCCTACGTGGGTCGATGATCGACGCTTCTATGCCCCTCCTGTGGTTCGCCGTTGGCAACCACTTTACACCGTGCAGGCAGCCCCTGCCGTAACCCGAGAAAGGTACAAAAATGGTCGCTTCCAAACCACCGTCAGATATCCCGAGCAAAGATTGCTCCTCTGTCACCGTCGAAAAACCCGGCGCGAAGTATTATTCGCAGCCGGAAGAGGGCGTGTATATAGACGCGCCCGTAGAAACACTCGCAATGTTTCCTCCAACATATCCTGCACCTAAAGTTTACCCTAATACCTTTTTTACTGAATCTGAGCTTGAAGAGTTATCAAGCACTACAATGGATATTTCACACGTAGGTCGTGAATATGGTTGTCAATGTGATTGGTGTTCTAAAATGAACGAGATTATAGCGAGGAAAAAATAATGTGGGGCTCTATTATCTCTGGCGGTTTATCACTCGCTGGCTCATTACTTGCTGGCAAACAAAAAGCGCCTTCTGGTCCTACTCTTGAAGAGCAATATAACGCTAATCTTGGCGCTCAATTAAATGCTGCTCGCCAGCTTCCTGAAGCTCAGGCTGAAGGCTGGCGTAAGGCTGGTATCCATCCTCTAGCCGGGCTTGGCGTTTCTGCGCCTTCTGTGCCCGGCTTCGCTTCTATCGGTCAGGAATCTTCTACCGATAACCGTTGGGGAAACGCTCTTGAATCAATGGGTCAAGGCGTTTCTCGTGCTGCTGCTGCCTATGCCTCACGCGAAGAGCGTGATATGGCCCGCGCTTCTGGTCTACTTCAAATTGAGAACCAGCAGCTTCAAAATGACCGCCTTCGGTCGGAAATTGCTTTAATGCATTCACCAGGTACTCCCCCTGGTCTTTCAACTGCCGGCAATGATGGTGATGCCCGTTATCCTACTCAAGCGCATATGCCTCTTGGCTTTGGCGATTCAGCGCCCCTCCTACGTAAGTCTATTGATCGACATGGTAATACCATGGATGTTTACAATGATGATCTTGGTGATAATGAAATTCTCCAAGCTCTTACCGCTGCCGGTGTCTCTGTTCCTCAATGGATGGCCAACAATATTATTGGCCCTATGATTAATGCAAATGTTGCTTTAGATAAGAAATTCTCTCATCACCGGCGACTTTCAAAAGCTAAGGCTGAAGCTCGCTATCGTCAGAGCAAGCCTAAATGGTCTCGTTATCACTTACAGAAAGGAGGTTAATAATGGCTCGTAGATCACGTTCTCGTCGTGCTTATAAGGCTGGCGTTCGCAAAGGCAAACGTTCAGCCCGCAAGGCAATGTCACGTTACATTCCTCAGATGCAGCGTCTTGGTATCCGTCGATGAGCTGCAAAAAACCTACATTTTTCCAAAAAGCAGGGACCGTGGTGGCTTGTGGCCAGTGCGGCCCCTGCTTGCTTAAAAAGCAAAGGGAAAAATCTGCTCGTGTTCTTCTCGAACACCGCTCTAATGATTCTCCAGTCTTATTCGTTACGCTTACGTATGATGACAGTCATCTACCCTTGTCATACCTTCACGAGAAAGTTGACGAGGAA